GAAAAATATTTTCAATCAACAAGTGAGGTGTATGGACAAATTGAATATAATTTTGAGACAGATTTTTCTAAAGAAATAAAGAGAGTAGAGCCAATATTTGCTTCTACACCTCTTGTATCAAATAAACAGGGTCTTATAGTACCAGCAATTGATTCAGTTACACCAACAAATATAATTAGAATATTATATGATGGCGGAAATGTTGAGTGTCCAGATGGATATTCTTGGGTTTTTTCTGGAAGAAATAATCCAACAAATGCTGTGTTTTTAACATATCCTTATGCTGGTCATTTTGATGACCCATATACTCCAAATATTGATATTGATTTTGGTCAAAATGACAGAATGTTATATGATCAATGGGAATATATAACTGATAATAATTTATTTAATACATATTATAGAAGATATTTTTCACAAATACAAACTGGAAAATTGTTTAAAGCCAAATTTAGATTAAATGAGTTAGATATTATTAATATAGATTTAAGAGATAAGGTATGGATACACGATATGTATTATTATATTAATTTAATTGATAATTATGATTGTAACTCAATTGATAATTTAACAACAGTTGAATTAATAACTGTTGAGCCTGGAATTAAATTTTCTCCAAGAAAAACAAGAAATACTATTACAAGTGGAATTAAGGATATGTCTAATGCTGGTGGTAATACAAATAACCAAAGAACAATAAATCAAACAAATATGTATGGATCTAATACATCCAATTCTATTGTTGGAGGTGAGTATAACATTATACAACCAGGTTCTTCTAATAATGTAGTTAGTGGAAGCGAAAATAGTGTTGCAGGATCTTCAAATACAATACAGGGTAACAATAACCTAGCAAATGGAGAGCAAAACAATATTGTTGGAGATGATAATATTATATTATAAAAAAACTAATATGTCAAACAAAAATACAATAAGGGGTAGCAGAAACAAAGTTCAGGGAACTAATATAAATATTATTGGTGATGGAAATTCTTTAACTGGTAACACAATTAATGCTATTGGAATAACAAATTCAAATTTAGGATTTGGATATAATATAAATGCTTTTTCAGTTGATAATTCAAACATTATATCTGGATCAAATATCACGCTTCTTGGTGTAAAAGATTCTATAATTTATTCTGACAATAACATTGTTGCTATTGGAGTAAGTGGTGCTACTCTAAGTGGAAATAACACCACTTATATGCAGAATTTAACAATATTATCTAGTATTACTTATGGTAACACTCAAATTTTTGTTTCTGGATTAACAATGTGGAGCGCTGGTACTGGTATTAACTCTGCAATTTTAGGAACATCACCAATAGCATCTGGAGATTATTCTATTGCTCACGGAACTAGTTCGATTGCTGTTGGTAATTCTTGTCACGCTGAGGGTGTTGGAACAATTGCTGTTGATAATTTTTGTCACGCTGAGGGAACTGGTACAATAGCATCTGGTTTATCAAGTCATTCTGAAGGAGCAAATACAATATCTTATGGACTTTATTCACACGCTGAGGGTGGACAAACAAATACTATTGGTATATACTCACACGCTGAAGGTTTTTCAACTATAGCCTCTGGATATAGCTCACACGCTGAAGGTATATTTTCAAAAACTTATGGACTTTATTCACACGCTGAGGGAGAAAGTACAATAGCATCTGGTGCATCAAGTCATTCTGAAGGAGTAAATACAATATCTTATGGATTTTATTCACACGCTGAGGGAGAAAGTACAATAGCATCAGGACTTTCAAGTCATTCAAGTGGAAAATTAACTTTAGCCGCTGGTTCATATTCTCACGCCGAGGGTTCTGGAACAACTACGTTTGGTTTAATGTCACACGCTGAGGGTGGTAATACTTATGCTATTGAAAACAATACACACGCTGGTGGAGCTTATGCAAAAGCAACACGTTATGCTGAATGGACAAGAAGTTCTGAAATACCTTATAGTTCTACACCAGAATATCCACAATATGGTAAGCTTTCAGCTGGTGGAACAACTAATTCTGTAGCAGCTGTACAATTTTATCTAGATAATTCTGGTAATAATAATCAATTTATAATTGAGCCTGATTCTGCGTTTTATGTTCAATTAAAAGCTGTGGTACAAGATGACTCAACTGGCGATGCAGCATCATTTGCTGGTGAGGGATTAATTAAAAATGTAGGTGGTACTGTATCTTTAGTTGGTGTTTTCACAATGGTTCAAACATTTGCAGATGCAACTTTATTAACAACCACAATGACAATATCTGCTGATAACGTAAATAAAGCACTTAAAATTGAAGGGTCTGGTATTGGTGGTTCTACACTTAACTGGTTTATTGAAGCAACATATCAAAAAGTTGTATACTAAAATCATAATTAATAAGTAAATACTTTAATAACCATGGCTAAAACTAGACAACTTTTAATTGATGTTAAAATTAACAAAGCTGACGCTGCTTCTACATTAAAGGAGTTAAAGACTAGCATAAAAGATTTACAAAACGAAGCTATTCGTATTGGAGAAGGTGGACAAGGTTTTAAAGAACTTATATCAAAAGCTGGACAATTACAAGACAAATTAAATGATGTAAGGGGTACCACTCAAGTTTTAGCTGGTAATGTAGCTGAAAACTTAACAAATTCTTTTTCAAAAGCAGCTACTGCTGGTATAGGTGGATTTCAAGCTATCGCTGGAGCTCAAGCTGTATTTGGATCAAAAAATAAGGACCTACAAGAACAACTCGTAAAACTTCAAGGTTTATTATCTCTTAGCCAGGGTATAAAAGAATTTGCTAACATTGGGCAAGCCGCAAAAGATTTTGGAGTTGTTTTATCTTCAATAATACCTAAAATAGGAGCTCAAGCTGTAGCAACTGAGGGTGCTGCTGTGGCAACAAAAAGCTTAAATTTAGCTCTTTTATCTAATCCTTATGTATTAGTTACTGCAGCATTAATAGCTGTAACTGCTGCTATGATATCATATAATACTTCAGTAGAAGATTCTATAAATAAACAAAGAGAACAAAATTTAGAACTTGAAAAAACAAACGACGAGTTTTTAGATTTAAATGAAAAATTTATTGAATCTGCTTTACGTATAAAGATTGCAAATGGAGAAATAACTCAAAAGCAAGCAGATTTAATAAGGAATCAAATAAAAAAAGAGGGAGAGCTTAGAAATTTAAGATTAAAGTATTTAAATGATGTAAAGAAAGCTAATGATGAAGATTATGATGCTGATGAATTTAGATTAGAAGCACTTCAGAAATTAGAAAAGAAATTTATAAGAGACTCATTTCAAATTAATCAAATTGGTTTAAATGAAAATTCAGCTATTAAAGCAGAATATGCTAAAAAAGATAGAGATTTAGCAGCAGAAAAGAACAGAAAATTTCTTGAAGAACAGAAAAGACAAATAGAAGAAGCTAGAAAAGAGTCTAAAAGAATTAGAAAAGAAAGAGATGCTGCTGCCGCTGCTGTATTTAAAGAACAATTAAAACAAATAGAAGATCAAGAAGCTGCTAAACTAAAAGCTGAACAAGATGCTCTTGATAAAACTGGAGAAGAATTAGAAAAAGGCAAACAGAAAATTGAAGATATTGAAAAAGCTCACGCTAAAAGAATAGAAGATAATGCTAAGGAAATTTATGATTATCAAATAGAATTAGCCGATAAACTTGTTGAAGAAGAGAAAAAAGCTATTGTGGAAAGGGTTAAAAATATTAATAAAATATCTGCAGCACTTGGTCAAATTAATCAATTATTAAATTCTATTAATCAATTAGCTCAAACTAGTTTTAATAACAGAATAAACGAAATAACAAACTCAACTCAGACACAAATTATCTCATTACAACAGATAAGAAATTCTGAAGTAGATGCTACACAATACGCTAAAAATAAGGAGTTGGCTGTATTAGAAGAAGCAAGACAAAAAGAATTAAGTGGTGAAAATATAGCTTCTGATCAAAGGGAATCAATTGATAAATCTTATCAAAAGAAAAAAAACCAAATTGAAAAGGATGCTGCGTTACGTGATTATCAAATAAAGAAATCAGCAGCTGACGCTGAATATAAACTTAGACTTAAGCAATACGAAGAAGAGACAGAACTGAAGAAAAAAGCTTTTGAAGTTAATAAGGCTGTTGCTATAGCTCAAGCAGCTATAACTGGTGCTCAAGCTTCTTTAAGTGCATATGCAAGTCAGTTAACTATACCATCACCAGATGCTCCAATTAGGGCTGCTGTAGCTGCTGGTATTGCTGGTGCTTTGGCTCTTGCTCAAATTGCAGCAATTGCCGCTACACAATTTAATCCTGGTCAAGCTCCAACACCACCAGCTCCAGTCACACCACCAACATTTGGTAACAACTTTGATTCACAAGGTGGAGTTGGTGATGTAAAAACTTCACCCTCTGATCTTGTATTGTTTGGTACAGCTGGTAGAAAAAATAATATTGGGCCAGGTTCAGAAAATCAACCATTTAATATTAACGTTAACGTTGGTGTAAGTGAAGTAACTGAAACACAAAAAAGAGTGGCAAAATATCAGAATAATTCTGAATTATAATTTTTTCTCACTATTTATAATAAAAATTAATATGAAACAACTACAAAAAGATGTTAGTAAACTAACACTAAAGCGCTTTGCGCAATATATGCTTGCGCAACAAGATTCAAATCTTTCATTTGATGAAATGTTAAGTAATTCAATTGGGGCTCTTATTGATGAGGATCCTGATTTTATAGAAAACCTAGATTTAAAAGAATATTATGAATACGTCAAAGAATATGATGCTTCAGTAGATGAGATTTCAAATTCAATGAGCAATTTGTTTAATATTGAACCAGTTGAATTTTATGAAATTGATGGTGAAAAGTACAAAGTATTTAAATCTGGTGAAGAAATTTTAATAAAGAAAAATGAACACGATTTCTTAAAAAAGATTGTTACAACAAATAGCGAAGATATTCTTGTTAACTCAGAAGTTATGTATAAAAACATACATATTTTAGCTGCTGTTATTTTTAGACCAGAAAACTATGAACAAAGCAATAAATTTAATATAGAATTAACTTTAGAGATAGCTCAGGAGCTATATCATAATATGCCAATTGGCGTATACTTTCCATATAATAAAAAGTTGATAGAGAAACTTTCTTAATTATGAACTGGTCTGATATTAGTGTTAAAAAATATCAGGATTTTTTTGATTTTATTTACTCACAAAAAGATCTTGACATGGAAAATATTGAAAAATTAGATATTGAAAAATATGACATTTATACAATTTCTTTTTTTGAAGATTTACCAATTGATGATATTGAGGAGTTACAAATAAACGAATTTAACAATTTAAGAAAAAAATATCTGTTCGCAAGAACAGATCCTCCACGTAATGTATCAAACTCATTAAACATCGAAAATGTTGACCTTTATTTTTTAAGTGACTTTTTCAGAATTACAATAGGTGAATATATAGATTTAGAACATTTTTTTTGCAAGGATTCTGGTGGTTTTATTAAGAACTTACCAGTAATTTTATCTATTTGTTATAGACAAAAAGATCAATTAAACTCATCTTTTTTTAATGATAAATTCGAGCCTTATGGTGATTGGATTTATCGTAGAAGTAAATTATTTGAGGAAGTACCAATTAATCTTGTATATGGAGTAATATTCAAATACAGAGATTTTAAATTAGATTTTCAAAAAACGTTCCCTGATCTTTTAGTTGAGTCTGGTCCAAAAGAAGAATTTGATTTTACTGGTTTATCTTATAGAGAAAGATTAGAGGCTGAAGCAGATATTGCTGCAGAAGAAGCTAGAACAAAATTTGGTTGGGATTTATTTATATATAGATTATCAAAAATGAATAACTGCACATTTGAAGAGGCTACAAAAATGCCTTTACTACAAGCTTTTGGTTTGAGAAGTATGGCAGATGCGTTTAAACTCAACATTTGAACTTTTTTAATCAATTCAATAATTAAGTATTTAGATGAGACCTTGTTATTACATTACAGATGGAGATGGAATTGATGAAACCGCATACGTTTCAAATCCAGCTATTTTAATAAAGGGCATAGCACTAGAAGAAAATAAACAAAGAAAACAAACATTTTCAGATAAATTAAAACTTCAAGTTGCTGCTCCAGTTCTAATTCCAGACTTAAAAATTTATAGGTATGACGATGATCTTGGAGAATATGATGTTGTTTTTTCTAAAGAAAGAATTTTGCAACTTCACACCAAGCAAAAATTAGAAGGTAAGGGAGATAACTTCAACCTTGATCATTCTAGTGTTAAAGCTAAATCAGTTATACTTTACGAGTGGATTGTTGAAGATCCAAATACAGATCAATCAGTAACAAAATACGGATTAGACCCACTTCCACAAGGAACTCTTTTTAGAGTAACACAATTTCCAGAAGACCAAAGAGAGTTTTTTATGAGTGAAATTGTTGAAGGTAATAGAACAGGTTTTTCAATTGAAGGTTATTTAGGCCTTGAACTTGAAAGAATTAAAGAAAAAATAAAACAATCAAAAACAAACAAGATGAAACAAAAATTTGAAATGGCCAAACTAAAAGATGGCACACCAATTTGGATTTCTGAAAGTGGAGAGGTATATGTAATCGACGAAAATATGGAAAAAGTTCCTATTTTTGATGGAGAGCATATCTTAACTTCTGGAGAAATCATAGCTACTGTTAATGGTAAAATTACAGAGCGCAGAAAAGAAACTGAAGCAGAAGCTGAGGTTATTTCTGAAGAGGCACCAAAAGATGCAGTTAAATGCGAAGAAGAAGTAGAGCTTGCAGAGCCTGCAGAGCCAATTCAACCTTCAGAAACATCTTCAACAGATTCTGGATCTCAAATAAGCAAAGAAGATATTGTTGCTATAATTAAACCTTTACTTGATGATATCTATTCTAAGATTGCAGATCTTCAAACGGCCATTGAAACAGCTGGAGCTGGAGATGTTATTGAAGACGTTGTAAATCCAGAAGATTATAAGAAAAGTAAAATGAGTGCAATTGACTCTTATATTGCATATATAAATTCAACAAAAAAATAAATTTGAACTTATTGAATCAATTCAATAATTAATTAGTTAGAAACGTAAACAATAAAAATATCCAAAATGGAAAATAAAAACAAAAAACTTAATTTCGCTGATCTTACAATTAACTCGACAGCGCTTTTGTGTCCAAACCCAACTGAATGGTTCGCTCGTGCTTATCTTGATGAAGATGTAGCAAAAAACTTCAGAGTAATTCCTGGTGTTAAATACAAAACTAACGTTGCAAACGTAAACTTCTCTTCTGTATTAGTTGCAGAATCTTGCGATTGGTCAGCTTCAGCTTCTGTATTATCTGCTAAAACTATGCAGGTATGTCCAGTTCAAGCTCAAGTACAAGTTTGTAAGAAAGACATTGAGACCTCATTCGTTGCTTTAGAAATGGCAAAAGGTTCAGCTAACTGGTCTAATGTATCTGACTTTATGAATCACTATTGGGAAGCTCTTTCAGCTGAGATTAAAGAAGAAATCGAATACATCAGATGGAATGGTTTGGCTGGCTCAACTGGTTTCACTGGTTCTCAAGCTTATTTAGCTCTTTGTACTGGTTACCACGCAAGATTGACTGGTACCACTGGTGTAATTAGTTCTGCTACTACTACTATAAACTCTTCTAACGTTATTGCTTATATGGGCTTTGCTTTACAAGCTGCTCCTGCAACTATAACTAGCAAGAAAAGTCAATTAAGATTCTACGTTGCTTCTAACGTTGCTAATGCTTATAGAATCGCTACTTCATTGTACAATACAAACACTAACGTTACTACTGATCTTCCTTTCACTTTCTCTAACATTGAAATTGTTGAAGCTCCTGGTATGTCTAACAATAGAATTTTGTTAACAAGAAAAGATAACTTAGTTTATTTGTTAGATGGTGAAAACGATGCTAACGATTTAACAGCAATCGACTTGTCTAATACAACTGGTGAAAAAGTTCTTAGAACTTCAGCTATGTTGAAAATTGGTTTCGATATCGTTAACCCAACTGAGTTTGTTTATTTCTATTAATAATCAAATTTAACTAAAAAAAGCAAAGAGGCCTGGCTGAAAAACGGCTAGGCTTTTTTTCTTAAAAGAAATAATAACAATTTAAAACACAAATAAAAATGTCTTGTAATTCATCATTAATCGGAATAGGAAAAAACTGTGATCCTTCATTGACAAACGCTAAAGGTCTATTAAACCTTTACCTTTGTCCAACTGAATTTGTTTCTGGTACAACTTTGTCTGCTGGAACTTCACTTGGAGGTGGAATTGTAACTTCTATTACAATGTCAGGTTCTTCTAAATTTACTGAGTTTGTATTTCCAAAACTTGGAGCAAATTATACAGAAAATTCAACAATAGAAGGAATATCTGAGTCAGTTGAATATATTCAAACTGTAACAGCTACATTCCCACGTAGAGAAAAAGCAAAGCGTCAAGCTTTCATACAATTAACTGCTGGATTAAGAAATCTTGCTTGTATCGTAAAAGATTACAACGGAATTTATTGGTTCTTTGGTTATGTTAATGGAGTTAACGTTTCAAACCTTGAAGGTGGAAGTGAAAGTGCAATCTATACACTTACATTAACTGGTAGAGAAGCTAGCCCTGCACCAGAAGTGTTAGATACAATTATTGCTGCAATTATTGCGTAATATATTGGTTTGTCAGGTTTGTAATTTCGTCATATTAATTTTTCCCTGAATTAAACCCTAAAAGCTCGGCTAAAAACTGAGCTTTTATTTTTTAAAACAAAAATTACAAATTAGATAATAAAACATTAAGATGATATACATAGATAAGAATACATACAATACAAATATACTTTACTTAACGAGTATATCTACAATTGAAAATCCTTACTATTTATTTCAATTCATAAACGATTTTAATAAAAACACAACTTACTTTCATTGCGAAGATTCATCTAATGCAAAGTGTGCGTATAATCAGTTTATTATTTGTGATACAGGAAATACTAGTGTAATATTAACAGCTGGCACAATTAATCTAGATCCAGGTGGATATACTGTTAATATTTATGAAGCATCAGCTGTTACATTAGATATAAGCGCAACAACTGGCACAATATTATCTGTTAATAAAGCATTTGTATCTGGTCAACAAGAAGGTATAACAAATGAAATATATTTATAAAAAAAAATAAAATGGCATCATTATTCAATTTTTCAAGAAATAACAAAAAAGTTGAAACAAATATTCAACAAGAAAAAAAAGAGGAGTTTGTTTCAAGCGTAAATATGACAGCTGGAAAAGATCAGTTTGAATTCCAACCTTATGTAAACCCACTTGTTAAAGTGTTTGGTGTATATGTAAATGGTACAAATAATTTATTTCCAAACTATATAAATTATATACGTACAAAATCACCACTTCATTCAAGAATATTAACATTTAAACGTCTTTTAACTGTTAGCAATGGATATACAATTGATGATAGCTTGCTGGATGTAAATCAAAAAATTTCTCTTAAACAATTAACAAACCAAATTGATAAATGTATTGATCAGGTTGGTGATAACTATTTCGCATCATCAAACGTATATATTAAAGTAACCTGGAATAGTAACAACACAAAAATTATAAAAATTGAATCAATTCCTCACGAAAAGATACGTGTTAAAGAAGTAGATCAATATTATAATCCGCTTGAATATGAATACTGTTTTGACTGGGCAAATGTGTCAAGATTTCCAAGACATACAATAGCAAAATTTGATCAAAAGAATAAAGAATGTAAAGAACAATTATTTCACTTTGAAATTAAAAGCGATGGTCAAATAATATATAACAGACCAGAATGGTTTGCAGCAATGGATTGGATTGAACAAAATGGTATGATGGGTGAATACCACACTGCTAATATGACAAATTCAGTTAACCCATCTGGTTTAATTGAATTTTTTAAAAAACCAGCAAACAAAGAAGAAGAATGGAGAATTTTGAATGATATTAACGCAAGCTTTGCTGGAGCTCGTAAGGCTGGTAGATTGATGGCTATATTTAATAAAGACACAGATTCTGCTGCTAAATATACCCCGCTTGATGCTAACAAATTAGATAAAACATTTATTGTTCTTTCTGACACAATTCAAAGAGAAATTTGTTATGCGCACGGTATAGATCCTCAAATTCTTGGATTGAAGACACCTTCGGCTTTAGGTAATTCAGTTTCTCTTCCAGAAGCATTTAAAATATTTAATTACAGCTCTATCAGACCAGCTCAAAAAGATATTGAACAGGTTTTTAATATGTTCTTTGCTATAAATGGTCTTCCAGTAAAAATGCAATTAAATACAGCTACTAACCTTTTTGAAATTTAATTATTATGGCATATTTTTTTGTAAACGAAGCATACGTTAAAACAGCAACAACTGTATCATCCAACGTTGATGCTAAATCAATATATCCACACCTAGCACCAGCTTCTGATATGTTCATTAAGAAGATATTAAAGCAATCTGATGGAACAAACTGGTATTATGATTATTTACTTAGTGCATATACAACTCAAACTCTTACTTCAGATGAGATTACTCTTGTAGCGTATATAAGACCAGCTTTAGCTTGGAGAGTTGCTACAATTGCATCTAGTGCATTATTTGCACAAATAACAAACAAGGGACCCCAGATTCAAGCTGGAGATAATTCTAGCAATATAGACAACTCAGCGCTTTATTATCTTGTAAATTCAATGGAAAAAAATGCGGAATTTTATGCTCAAGAACTAGTAGATTATCTTAGATTAAACAATTCGCTTTATCCTCTTTATACAGGTTCATATTGTAGTGGAGCTTTAACAGATCAATTTGATTCTGGTGTTGCATCTTACAGAGATTCTATGTGTAATTGTGGTAGAATATATGGATATTGCACATGTTCAAGATTTTATTATAACTCTTAATTAACACAAAAATGTTTAAAAATTTCATAGATCAATATTATATATTATTAACTAAGGCAAAACTTATTTACTTTTTTACTATTATAGCCTCTTTTTTACTCCCAATAAAAATGCTTCTTTTAACAGTTGGAGCTTTTATAGCTGCAGATACTGTAATTGGTATTTATAGAGCAAAAAAAAAGAAAGAAAAAGTAACAAGCAGAAAGCTTTCAAACTTGGTATCAAAAATGGTTTTATACCAAAGTGCTGTTATACTTTTTTTCTGTCTTGAGAAGTTTATTCTTGGAGATTTTATTCACCTTTTTGTAGACATTGAATTATTTCTTACAAAAATAGTTGCAGCTACATTGTGTTTAATTGAAATAAAAAGTATTGATGAGAGTTATTTTATTCTTAATGGATATAGCTTATTTGATAAATTTAAAGCAATACTTAAAAGAGCAAAATCTACAAAAGACGAAATTTCTAATTTTAAAGATTAATTCAATTCACAGCTTTTATTTGAAGTTGGTATTAAAACTTCTTTCATACAGTGACAACTTGTATCTAAAACTGTTTTTTTTGTGTAAGAATATTCATTCATACCTGAGCATTTTTCTTTAGCTTTTGACTCATTTTTTGATTCAATTGTAGTTATAGTATAACCAATTGGTTTAGTAGCATTATCTGTGCATACACAATTATATTGTTTATCTTTACAAGATGCTAATATTAAAACTGATAAAATTAAGATTGATTTTTTCATTTGTTTTGTTTTTTTGTTTTATATAAGATTATACGTTAGTTTTTTAAAAAGGTTGCATTTATTTAAAAAGTTGTTGCTGAAAAAACAGCTTTATACCATCCAAATTGAATTGATGTCCTAATCATATGGCAGTTTGCGCATCTAATTTCACACTTTTTCAACTCGATTAAAATCTTTTCCCAGTTATATTTTGACATTTTTGAACCTATTTGAAAGCTCTTTGTTTCTGGATTTATGTGATCTGGATGTAAACATATTGGGTTTGACATACCACAATCAACACAGGGATGCTCTAGGAGATACAAAATCATCTTTTGCTGGTTATCTGCTCTAATCTTTTTATTACGCTCCTGAGAGGCTTTTTTATAGCTTTCTGGGTCCTTTTTTAATTGATTGAGGTAATACTTCCTATTTTGCTCTTTACTGGTCATTTTTTTTAAGCTTAACCTTTTTAAACTTGATCTCATATGGAAGAATAAGTTCTTTTATTCTAAACATTATATCCTTTGCAATTAACTCTGGACCATCATCACATCTTCCTTCATAATAATCAACAAATGTGTTTGTATTAAATTTGATTAGTGATGCAAGTTTGCTAGTAAATACCTCTTCAGGAGTTAGTTTTTTTTGTCTCTGTTTTTTCATATTAATTTTAATTTGAATATTCCCACTTGTAACCATATGCATTACCACACCTTTGAATGGCCATATGAATATTTCCAAATCCTTTTTGTTTACCAATTGTTTTTGCGGCCTGGTAAAGACTGTTAAATGTTCTTTTTTTACCAGTTTTTAAACTTATTGCAACAACTGGTGTTTTAACTTGATCCAGCCAGTTTTCATAGTTAAGTGAATAAGCGGCCTTATCTTTGTCTGTATACCATTTTAATTTTGGATGGTAAGTTATATAGGTTTGAACGTTTTTAATGTCAAACATATCATCTGCAGCAATTTTGTGCACATGGTATTTTGGTAGGTATATACCTATTTCAACGAATGCATCGAATACTTTTTTTAGTTCTTTGTATGTCATATTTATTTGTTTTCAATGTTTGAAAATACTTTCTCAAAAAATGTTTCTTTATCCTGTACACACCAAGTACCATCTGGTTTATATACATAAATATAAGTCATACGACCAAATTCAAACTGTGTTAGATAAGCGGAATTATCAATACAAAACCTTTTCTGTTGTTCTAATATTTCCTCGAAAGTTGGTTCGGGTTTCAAAGTAACTTTAACTTCATTAATCCCTAATTTGCTCCAAAACTTTTCCCAAAGTGTAACTGGTTCTTTAATTTCAATGTTCTCCAGAATTTCGTTTTTTTTCATTTTCTTAGTTTTATTATAAATAATCGGAAATTTTATTTTCACAGAATTTTTTTAGCAAAAAGTGTAAAATACCATATCAACAATCTTACACTTATTTCCATTCTTGCTTACTTTATCCACAGTTGTAAAAGCTGTCTTCTTACCAACTTCAAATAATCTATACACAGTATCTTGTGCTTTACAGTTGAAGTAATATCTAGTTGCAGATTGCCCATCAAGAATGATAGCATAACTATAACCATACTTGCTTGTGTACTCTTTTATTTCTTTTACAATACCTTGTACAACTGGCTCTTTTTTTATTTTTAAATCGGCTTTATAGGCTTCCAATTCTTTCTTTTTGTTCAAGATATAATCTTGTTCTGTTAAAAAGTTTATACCCTGCTGTTGTTTTTGATTATTATACTCGGCTTCCTGGAGCTCTAAGTGTAATTGACTAGTTTTGCTCATATTGTTTTTGTTTTTTTTGTTATTCAAAGATACAATAATAAATATAAATAAAAAAGCCAAATTGATAAATAAATGAAAATATTTTTGCTTTTATTTATAACTTATTGATTTACAAGCTGATTATTTTTCATAAAAAAACCCAGAAGTTTATTTTTCTGGGTTCAATTTACTTTTTTGATATCTTTCTTTTTGATATTTTTGGAGCTTTTCTTTGTTTTTTATCCTATATTCTCTTTGATACTCCTGGAGTCTCATTTTGTTTTCTTTTCTATATTCCAAAATTTTATCTTTGTTTCTTTTAAAATAGTCTTCGTTTGGTTTCTTTGTTTGAATAGGCTCTATTTCTTTGTTTTTTATCTTTTCAAAAATAGTATTTGACTCAGCGACCAGCTTATATAAAAACTTAAAAACTTCACATGGTCGTATTTTTTCAACCTCTTCGAGTTTTTCATCCAACCACTCAACAAAATACTTGTTTCTTATTGTTGCATACTTGTTTATACCAATAAGTTTATATTGGTATTTAATTAGATAAAGAAAATCTTCTCTATTTGTTCCACCTTCAAATATCATATTGCTTGTAATATATACTATTAAATAGTTGTAAAAAACAAAAAACCGCCAAAAAAAGGTTGAATGACGAGTAAGACCTTTAATTAGCGGTTATAATACCACCAAGTACAAGTTGGAAGTATTTTTGTTTTTTGTGTGTTTTTCATTACAAATATAATGTTTTTTGACCAACTGCGTACATTTTTCTTTTTTTTTAAACAAATGTTAATAACCAGGGCTAAATTTTTCTTTTTTAATACAAAAAACATAGACTTATTAACATTTTAAACCTAGACAAAAAAGTTATCAACATTATTTGGAATTAGTAAAATAATTTAATATTTATTCATAACTTAGTTGACGGACTGAGATTTATTACAAGATTTTTAAAACCTGGAGCTGAGTAGTGCCGTCACACGAAAGGCCTCCAGGTTTTTTCGTTAAAAATGAAACCAAAAAAAAGTAAATATAACGCCGATATACCTTTCAATGATGGAAGCTACCAGGTTATTGTAGATGGTGGATCTAAATTTAATAGCAGTTCTACAATCTCAAAAAGCTCATTTTTTGAAAATAATACCAACCCATCCTCCACCCACCTACCTTCATTATGTTTAGTAAATGGTACAATTGAAAACATACACAAACAACTTGATATTCAAGGATTTGACACTTTAGACATAGATCAAGTCTTCTCCAGTCTGCCGCTATTTAAAGATGTCTATAAGATTAAAATACCAAATAAAGTTTACAGGGCTCTTGAAAGATATTATAAACAAGAAAACCTAGAGAAAGTACATTCAGACAAATTAACAGCTATTGAGCTTTGCTTGCTTTTTTTGACAAATTTGAATGATACATATTACAGATCACAAAAAAACTGTATCTTTGGTGAACAAGGATGGAAAACATTATATTCAAAAATTTTACAAAACCAACTTATGCATACAGATAGAACGTATTTGGATATTATTGAATGTCTACAACAAACAACAAAAAAAGGGGCTATTATTGAAAGATCTTCTAATTATGACCCAGTTGCACACTATAGTTACAAATATCGACTTACAGACGCTTATAGAAATAAGGGTTGGTCAAACTATACTTTAACCACAGAAGTGGCTAAAAAGCTTCAAAAACGTATTTATTTACATAAATTTAAGCAAGCTATGGAAAACCCAATAGCTAAAAATTTAATAAGTATATACCCTTTTATTGAATTACCAACAAGTGAACAAATTAAAACAAAAGCCAAGGAATTGGTAAAAGCTGAACACCATTCTAAAAAGGGGAAAAAATTGGTCTTCAGAAACAAACACGCTGACTCATACTTTAAAAACCCAGAAGAACTATCTTTTGTTGAAGATGATATGCAATTATGGAACGATCTATTTGAAAACGGGGAAATTAATCTTATACCTATGGTTACAGGTGAAAATAATGGAGGTAGAGTTGTTGATGGATTTACACTGGCTCCAAGTTGGATTCGCAATATGATTAAAATTAACGGACAAGCATTAGAAGAGTTGGATTATTCTGCTTTACACCCAAATATTGCCGCTCATTTATATGATGGTAAAATGAAATATATAACTCACGATAAAGTAGCAGAAGAAACTGGATTAGACAAAAAAGAGGTAAAAAAAGAACATCTTAGCTTCTTTAATAAAGAAGTTTCACATATGTCTTTAAGCCCTCTTTTCGAATATTATAATAAAAAAGATAGAAACATGGTAACAAAAATAATAAACGATAAGTTTATAACAGAAAGAAAACACAAGATTACAAGCCAAAAAATGTTTAAAAAAGAGGTGGAAATTATGAGTGATGTTATTCAGATATTAAATAACGAGGGAATTTATGTAGTTTATATATACGACGCTTTAATGTGTGAACCAGAATTTAGAGAGAGGGTTTTACAAGTAATGAATGATGTAGTAATTAAACACGGAGTATATACAACAGCTAAATAAAAAAAGAAAAATAAACAAAGTTGATCATTTTTATTGCTTGTTTTTTTGTTTTTTATAGCTATTTATTGGTATGTACACTTTAAGCACAGAACTATATAAGAAATTATTTGATAGGGCCCTTGCATACACCAATATTTACAAAAACAACAGGCGTGATGAAGATATGGCACAAGATGCTATAATACATCTAATTCAACGCCTTAAAATTGACTCAGGTACAACCGAAAATCAAATCTGGGCATTTGCTAACATTGTTTTAAAAAACTACTGTACAAGTCAAATAAAAAAGAAAAAGGAACAGCTACAGTATATTGACCAATTACAAGCAGATATAGAGGATCAAAACGAAAGTGAGGTAATGTACCACCAAATTAAAGAAAAGCTCACACAACAAGAATATGACTATGCTATAGCCTATTTTTCATCTAAACATACCAAGACAAATCAGGAAAAGGTAAAAATGGCCAGGATTAAAGAAAAAGTGCTTTCAAATGTAAAAGAAGAAAAAGAATATGTTGTTCTAAATATGGTAACAAACAAGGAGTTTAAGGTAAAAAGTTTTAAACAGCTGGCTGATCATCTTGGTGTAACAACTGAGCTAATTAGAATAGCTTATCAAAAAAAGACAGTTTTTGCAAAAAAAATGTATAAATTTATCTATTAATTTTTGTTTTTTAATTTTTTGTTTATATTTATATAAGAATACACAGCTATAGTTAGTAATTGTATTTGTTTTTTTTGTATGAAATCCCTGGGGAATATGCCCTGGGGATTTTTTTTTGACTATTTATTCATATGAAAAACAAGAAAAAACTAGTAGCCAAAACGACTCTTGAGATAAAAAGTGCACAACACCGCAATGGTTTGATTGAAGTTGGGCTATATTGTGCTCACAAAAACAAGGTACATAAGTCAAAAAAACATTATAATAGAAAAAAAGATAAATTTTTTCTGGAAAAATAAAATTTACATCTATTTATAATAAAACAAATAAAATATGACTACTAGAGACGAGAAAATTAAATTAAAACAAGACATAGAAGAGTTGAGTTTTAATAAGTACGCCACCAAAAACAATATTACTAAATACAGATTTACTGGATTAGAAGACAAGGTTGATGTAATTTTTAAAAGCGGAGACACCATTTATATGGCAGAAAGCAAGGTAAGAAAAGATAACGTTAACTACTTTTTGAAATACGGGCCATACCTTGAATACAAAAAGGTGGATAATATGCAAAAGGAACAAGAAAGGATAATCAGAGAAAAAAGCACAAAATACTCTCTCTTATATTTCTGTTTTTGTTCGGATGGATGTATTATTTATGATATAAAAGAACCACATAACTATAATTTCACATGGCGACTTCTTCCAAAGGATAATATTAATCCAGATATAAAAATATGGAAACTAGTTTCAGAACTATTCAATCCAATCGAAGTTATAAGATATTAACCAAAAAAACCAAAAAAAAAATAAAATGACAAACCAAAAAGACATAAATAGAAAGTTATTTATGATCCTTCGAGAAATTAGGGATGTAAATAAAAACATTGAAAATCTTATTAATGAATTAATTAAAAACAGAAAAGAAAATATTATTGATGATATAATATTTGAAATCGAAGAACCAACCAAAGAAAAACAAACTATAAATGAATAAGAAAAACTTGACAAAAGAGGAATATATTTTAGAATATCTAGAACACCTAGATAAAAAAATAGAACAAATACATATTCAACTTGAAATAATAAATGAATATTTATATAATTTGACAATTCCACAAATTGAAAACGATATATCTTTTGACGAAAATTTAATACCAATTGGAAGTACAGGTATTATTGGTGAAGGAGGGTCAACAAAATGAAGAATTTAATTAACAATTGGCTGCAAAGTAAAAAATACATAGAACTTAAGAATCAACTTGATGAAAAAAGATCAAAGTTTTTGGGCAGCATTGCAGAGGTATCAAAATTTAAAAAAATAAACGCTATGCCAAAATTAACCAAAAATGAATTAATACAACAAGTAGATGTGTTGTTGAAATTCTCGCAAGCAACAGATTTTGAACGATATGAATATGAACATAAAACTTTTTTAGTATTTAGTACAACTGATAAAACTGCATTATTCTACGAGTTATCAAATCAATTAATTTGCTGGTATTTTTATTTATCAGAGCAATCAAGTGAAGAAGAATATGAATTATGTGCTAAAATAAGAGATTCAATTGAAATAGAAAAACACGAATTTTTGCAAGCTCTTATAAAGTATTGTCCGTCTTATGAAGAAATTATTGATGAAGAATTGATAAAAGATATAGATGCGCAAATTAAAAAAACATTTATTTAAACATATGTCAACTGACGAATTAATAAATTTATATTTTAACTGTAGATACAATTACCTTGTTAATTGTGCAAATAAAGCCCTTAAAAAAATACAGAAGGGTGGACCAAAATTTAAAAAAGATCTTGTAACAGAATCTTATAATTATATTGTTTTAAACAAAGAAAAATTTGGAGATACAATAAGGCTAAGCGGAACGCTTGAAAGTATTGTGGTAAACTGGATGAACAAACAAATACAATGGAGTGATACACAATTTAAAAAGGAATTTATATACGAAAAGGGACCATCATATAGCTATTACGACCATTCAACAAAATGTTATAGAAAGGCACCATATGTATTTTTGGATATTGATGAATATCAAAAAGATATACAAGAAGAAGAAGAGAGTCAGGAAGAATATTATAATGAATTGACTTATAAATACAATACAATGCTTGATAAAATGTCTGTTCAGCAAAGGTGTTTGTTTGACATAGTTTATGTTAAAGGTAATGACACAACAGACAAATTATATAATTACTTTAAGGATTATAACTGTGAGTCAAGGACTTCCTGTTATTATATGCTTAAAGATTTAAGAGAATGGATTAAAAAAAATAAATAACATGGCAACAATATATGAATTTTTATCAATAATGGCGCTTACATACCTTTTTGTATTCGCAGAACCGTCAATATTAATTAAACGTTGGATAGGTTTTAAAGACGAATTGTATGATTCTTTCCCAAAATCAATACAGTTTATCCATAGATTAATTTATTGTCCTTTATGTTCAGGATTTTGGATAGGACTTGGATTTACACAAAACATATTTGACGCTTGTATAATTAGCGTTGGATCTGAATTGTTATCACGTATAATAAATAAGTTAAACTAAAACAATAATTAATAACTATGGAAGCAAGAATAGAAAAGCTATTGGAACTAGAACACTACAACCAAACAGTTGGTGTAAATGGCAGTACTGGATTTAAAGAAATTCAAGATATATACGCACTTAACAACTATTTTATACCACATCAATATGAAACATCTGTTGGGTGTGGTAGTTGTCAACACAGAGTTAAAACCAGAATATTTGGTTGGTTTGAATCTGAAGGAAAGCTAGAATTAGAAAAATATAAATCAGAACACCCAGAAGAATTTTAAATATGAAATTAGTATTAAAAAAAGAGCTTGAAAACACAAGTATAACAAGAGGAACAATTACTCTACACACAGATAGATGTTTAGCTGAACATTATATAAATTACTATAACAATGGTTTTAAAGACTGTTTTGAGGTAATAATTGATCAAATTCCAGTAAAAAGAAAATATATTGGAGTAGAAGAACCAAAAAAAGACAATGGGGAAGTACTATAAAAAAAGAAATAATCCAGTTGGAAGGCCACCAAAATGGACTGAGGAGGCTTCAATGAAACTTGCTGAGGAACTTATTGATTGGCTTAAAGCTAGCGATGAAAACATATATTTTGCCAGGTTTTTATATGAGCAAAAAGGTTTGTGTGCCCAGACAATATCTGAGCTTTCTGAAAAGCATCCAAAATTTGCCGAAGCTATTAAAAGAGCCAAGGACATTCAACAAGCCAAACTTGTTGATATGGCCTTTAAGATGAAGATTAATACCACAATGGCAATATTCTTTTTGAAGTGTAATGCTGGTTGGGTTGACAAACAACAAATTGATGTTAATAACATATCACCAGTTAACATTAATCTAGATCTTGGTGACAATAAAGGCTCAAGCGAAGCTTAAAAATATGGCAACCATTACACCATCATTTAATCAAAAACAAAAGCAAGCTATGCGCTTACTTATGGACCACACCAATGGTGTAAATGAAGTGATGTTTGGTGGTGGTGCAGGTGGCGGAAAATCATATCTAGGTTGTTTATGGCTAATAACAAATTCAATTAAGAATCCAGGTACACGTTGGATGATTGGTGGTAAAGAATTAAAGAAAATTAAACAAACCACAATGAAATCGTTTTTTGAGGTTTGTAAACAACTTGGAATAAACGAAACTGCTCACTTTAAATACAACGATCAAAAAGGTGAGATAAAGTTTTTTAATGGATCAGAAATACTTTTAATGGACCTAGATGGCCAACCATCTGACCCAGAATTTGAATTTCTTGGCTCTATTGAAATAACTGGAGCCTTTATAGATGAAGCTGCAAGGATATCTGAAAAAGCAAAAGATATGGTAATGTCACGTATTCGTTACAAACTTGATGAATATAAGATGATACCAAAACTTCTTATGTCTTGCAACCCATCAAGGAATTGGTGTTATAATTCGTTTTACAGGAAAAATGAACAAGGCAATCTTGAACCATACAAGAAGTTTGTGCAATCTCTTGTGTCTGATAATGAGTTTATATCTAAGCATTATATTACCTCACTTCAAAGGTTGGATGGTATAACCAAATCAAGACTTTTATATGGATCCTGGGATTACCAAGATTCTCTAGCATTATTTAACTACGATTCTTTATCATATATGTTTGAAGAGTTTAAACCAAATGAATCTGAAGAAAAACCAAACCATATACTTTCAATTGACGTTGCTCATATGGGAAAAGATAAGACGGTTATTTTTGTATGGGATGGATTGAGCGTTGTTGAGATTGATGAAATGGAAAAGAAAACATTTCCAGAACAAGCAGCCAGAATTCAAGCTTTGTGTTATAAATACACAACATCGTTTGAAAATATTGTTATAGACCTTGACGGTCTGAGCGCTGGTCTTTATGATTTATTACCAGGAGCAAAAGGAATACACAACAATGGAAAAACAATTGGAGATGCTGATTTTTTAAACTTAAAGACTCAACTTTATTATAAGCTTGCAGAACTCATAAATACCAATCAGATTAAAGTAAATTGTAACCAGGAAATTCAAACCAAATTAATGCAGGAGCTGCAGGTTGTTAAAAGAACAAAGGTTGATTCTGATGGTAAAATACAAATGACAAGTAAAGATGAAGTTAAACGCTTAATATCTAGATCACCAGACTATTCTGATGCTATGGCATATAGAATGCTATGGATTTTACAGGAACAAGAGTTTGATTACAGCTTCTATGTTATATAAAACACATAAAATCAATTCAATAATTAACAAAAAGATATAATTATTACCATGGCACAAAATTTTTTAACTGTAACTAATATACTTCAGCAATTTATTGATCAGCATAAGGGTCTACAAGGTCGTGGTACAGTAGCATCTCTTGACCAAATAAACAATTATAGTCACGAGGATACACGTTTTCCTTTAATGTATGCCTCAATTCAAGACATTACATTAGATCAAAATGCTGATACATATAATTTTAGAGTTTATTGCGTCGATTTACTACAAAAAGATAGAACAAACGAGGGAACAGTAAGAAATTCAACCCTTATGATTTTAAGGGATTTTGTTAATTGGATCACACTTGATACGTTTAACAACATAAGAGTTATTTCAAATACACCAATAGCTATTCCAGTTAATAATTTCTTAATGGATTATACATCTGGTTGGTACATAGATATTGCTTTCGAAACAACTACAATTATTTCAGATTGCGTTATACCATTTGAAAATCAGCCATATTTGTCTGGAGTTACTTGCGATATACAATATGTATCACCATTTTTGACTTGTGAGACCTTACAATATTGTGACAGTTATATTAATATAAATAATAATTCTGTCACTACAAATTCTTTATCAGCAACAAGCTTGTCAGCTGGAACAATATATTCAGGTGGAACCAACTTGTATCAAATATTTGGTTCTGCAAGCAATGTAATATTTGGTACATCAAACATTGTTTATTTAGTTGGTAATTCATCAGATGCTGCTGCAATGGGTGGATCAGCAAATAATGTATATACAGGTTTTACTGAAGCATACAACAGAGCAAATATTCTTCAAACAGCATTAGGTGGTAATAACCAGGTATTGATCAATGTCACTTCAACAACATCAGGTTCAACTGGTGATTTGATATTAACAGCAGATTATAACACAAACATCAGAATTGAAGGTTTCAGTTTTAATACTTCACAACTTGGAAACATTATTGCAACAGGTACAACTGGAAGAGGTTTCCACGTTGGTGGTTCAACAGCTGCAAATGGTGTATACTTATCAAACATTTATTTGGGTGGTATATACACACAACCTGCATCAAACAACACAGCAGCTGGAAGGGTAACACTTTATTTGAACAGTTGCATATTAGGTGACATTAACACATCTGTATCAGGATCAACATTCAGTGGTAATTCAGGTGCTGTGATAATTGCTGCACCAAACACAACCATTGGTGCATTAAATAAAATCACAACATCTGCAAGTACCATTGCTGCAACAGCTGGTTCTGTTACAATAGATGCAAAGAACTTTGACTTTGGTAATATAACCACAGCTATAAACAACAAAGGTGGAGCAATTTCAATTACAAATGCTGGAAAATTAGGAGCCTTATATACATCATCTTCATCTTCAATAGTACAATCAATTAATAATAATGCTAGCGCTGTTAATGCTCAGTTTGGTCAAACAGGTGGTACAATAACACTAAATGGCTTTAAATGTTCAGGCTTGGTATTAACCAATTTATGTGCTACAACAATTTCTCACATATTAACTAATGCTTCTATTGGTGGTTTAACAACATTGTCAGGAGGTACTGTTTTAGCTAAAGATTCAACATTCAATGGTGCAGTAACTGTAGGTGGATCGGCAAGTGGAACAGGTTTTTATAACTGTTTTATTTCATCAACTTTAACAGCAGCAGCAGGAACTCAGCAGGTCATTTTACAATCTTCTATGGTTCAAAGTTCCATTGTAATGAATCAAACAAGACTTGTAAGTTACAACTCCTCTGCATCTGCTGTAATTGGAGCTGGCACAAACACATCAATCTATAACTCAAACTACTATCAATCCATTGGTTTATCAGGTACAAACAATAACTTGTTTAGTGTTGCAACAAACAGTTTATCATTGGGTTCTGGTTCTACATTAACAAATCTATATGGTTGTGGTATAATGAATTTAAGAATACCAGCTCAGGCTACAGTATACCAAAGCAATACATTTATACCAGCATCTGGCCTTACAATAACATCAGGTGGCAGATATATTGATTTAGAATATGACATAAGTAAAAATAATATAACAGGTCAAACATTTTGGTCAGGATCAACTCCTTTAGAAACAATTATTTCTAATTTAGCTGGTGGTGGCGGCACATCAACATTAGTTCAACCAGGAAGTAATATCATAACAGGTGGCACTTCATCAGCGCCTATTGTTTCTGTTATTGCTTCACCTTCTCTTAATGCGTTGATATTGTCAGGTGATGGTCAGTTTGCTGCAGTGACTTCGACAAGTTTGAGTGCAACAACTTTAAGCGGTGGAACAATATTTTCTGGTGCAACAAATCTATATTCTATATTTGCAAGACCAGAGTTTGTTGTCAATTCTGTAAATGCGGGAAGTAACATAACAACAGGCGGAACAGCAAATTCTCCAACAATAAGTGTTGCTGCGTCTCCATCTCTTAATGCATTGACGCTATCTGGTGCTGGTCAGTTTGCTAGTGTGACTTCGACAGGGTTAAGTGCTAATACACTTTCTGGTGGAACTTTATATTCAGGTGCAACCAACTTAAGCACCACAATCATAAACGTTGCTTCTGCAACAGGTGATTTCACTCGTGTTCAGGGAAGCAACTTCATCACAACAGGTGGAACAGCGAATGCTCCAACAATAAATCTTGCGCAGAACTTCTCTGGTGCAACAATTTCTGGTGGAACTTTATATTCAGGTGCGACCAACTTAAGTACAACGATCATTTCGATTGCGAATGCGGCTGCGTCTGCTGTTGACATAGCGGTGCAAGCTGGAAGCAATATTGCAACGGGTGGAACTGCTGCTGCTCCAACAATAAGTGTTGCTGCGTCTCCATCTCTTAATGCATTGACGCTATCTGGTGCAGGTCAGTTTGCTGGTGTGACTGCAACAAGTTTGAGTGCTAATACACTTTCTGGTGGCACACTTTATTCAGGTGCAACCAACTTAAGTACAACAATTATAAACATTGCAAATGCTGCCGCAGCTTCATCTGGAGATATAACAAGAGTTCAACCTGGATCAAACATCACAACAGGTGGAACAGCAAATGCGCCAACAATAAATGTTTCAGCATCTCCATCATTAAATGAATTAACATTGTCTGGTGCTGGGAAATTTGCTGGCGTTACTTCTACAGGATTAAGCGCAACTACTGTATCAGCAACAACACTGTTTTCTGGAACCACAGAGCTAGGTTCAATATTTAATAGTTACTTTCCAAGTATACCACCAAATCAGATTGCTTTTGGTAATTCAGCATCAGCAATTACTAGTTCTCCAGCATTAATTTATAGTCTATCAAATAGTTTGTTAAATATTAATGGCGGTTTGTTTTTGGGAAATATAACAGGAAGTGCTTATGGTATACAAGGAGCAACACTTAATACTGTAATCTACAATTATAATTCTACTGCCAAAATAACCTTATCAAATGGTTTAATTACTCACTCAGTTGGAGAATCTAATTTCTTAGGAGCTATTAAGTCTAACTCACTAACTGCAAACACAATTTCAGGAGGCACATATTTCTCTGGATCAACTCCTTTAGAAACAATTATTTCTAATTTAGCTGGAGGTGGTACATCAACATTAGTACAACCTGGAAGTAATATTATAACAGGAGGAACATCATCAGCTCCAATTGTTTCCGTAGTTTCTTCTCCATCATTGAATGGATTGATATTATCTGGCTCAGCGCAGCTTGCTGGAGTTACATCTACTGGAATGTCAGCAACAACTATATCAGCAACAACATTGTTCTCTGGAACAACTAATTTAAGTACAACTATAATATCTGTTGCAAATGCTGCTGCAACAGCAACTGGTGACTTCACTAGAGTTCAACCAGGATCAAATACAACAACTGGTGGAACAGCAAATGCACCAATTGTAAATGTATCATCTACACCTACTTTTGCTTCTGTTAGTGCTTTTACAATATCAGCAACAACAGCTTTGCTTAATGGAATAACAGCAAATACACTTTCTGCAACCACAACCAGAATTGGAAGTGTTGTGATTGAAAACAATTCATCAGCAAATGGTGGATTCACCATACTTGGTGGATTTGTAACAGATGATTTATCAGCCACAAATGGCACATTTAATAATGGATTAACTGGTAAAACATTCTACTTTGAAAGTGAATATTCTAAGGTTATAACTACTGGATCCACATATGGAGTACAGTCTTTAGATGCATCAATATTTGGAACTTCCAGCCCAATGACAATAAACTTGCCATCAGCAGGATCAAATATTGGTAGAAAACTTGTCATAAAAAACACAAATTCAATTGGAAATATTGATGTTGCTCCAAGTGGTGCAGAAAAAATAGATAATGTTAATGCTATTGTAAACATACCAGCATTAAACTCAATCACTTTACAGGCTGTTAGTAGTGGAAATTGGTATTTAATATAATATTTTAAAATTAACAAACATGGGATATATTCAACCAAATAATTATCTAAGTCCTCAAGGAAATCAAAGTTCTTGTAGCTCAATTAATATGATCGCTATCACTGCAACAACAATTACTGCAACAACCATTAATACAGATACAGTAAATTCTATTAATGGAACTGTAAGTAATATTTTAAATGCTGGAATTATTAGTTCTAGTTTTATTGCTGCAGATGGAGCAGGTTTTTCAATTACAGCTGGTGGTTTATCATCTAGTATATTAACAGGTGGGACTGTTTCTGGTGGCACATTTTTTTCAGGATCAACTCCTTTAAATCAACTTTTTGATCCAGCTATTGTTGCAAATGGACCAATGCAAATTCTTGCAACACAAGTTAAATATTTATCTGGTTGTTCATTACCAATACCATCTACTGGTCTTAAAGTTGGATCTGTAATTGTTCAAGAATTTACAATTGCAAAAACAGCTGCTGGAACTCAGCGTATACAAGTGTTTTTAAATATAGGAACAAATGGAACATCTGGTGATACTAATGCTATAACATTTAATTTTCCAACTCCCACAGCAGCTGCTGATACTGGATACTGTATTGTTAGATCAGTTATTTATTCAACTGGAGCTGGAGGAACAGGATATTCCACATTAACATTTACACATAACTTGAGTACAACTGGACTTGCTAACATTCCTTGTGTTTGTATAGGATCTCCATTTACTGTAAATACTACAACATCTAGTCTTGATTTTGGTTTGTCTATTTCAGGTGCAACTGGATCAATTCTTACTATACCAACTCAAATGGCATATAGTTATAATTTATAATGGAAAACACACAGAAAATATCTCAAGACTTTACAAAACTAATTCAAGAAGAATTGGTCAAGAAAAAATTGGTTAATACTGGTAAGTTACTTAGATCAATTAAAGTTGATATCATTAAGAAAGAAAGTGGTTATGAGATAGAACTTACCAGTGAAGATTACTTTTGGTATTTAAATGATAAATTTAATATTCTAGAAGACATCTACAACAGCTCTAAGTGGAATATAATAGAAGAGCAATTAGCTGAATTGAATGTTGGTTTTATAGAAACTGGATTAGATGAAGAGTTAAACAATAATTAATAAAAAAATAATAAACAAACAATGGCAATATCACTATCTGGTCGTCCTGATATTTTTTCACCGACATTTAATCCAATATTTTTTTATATATCTTCTTCATCAAGTGGGGAGGAAGGATTTAATTATTTAGTAGATATATTTCCATCTGGAAATACATCTGATAGGCTTTGTAGATATAACATATATCCAAGACCTAATGATTTTTATGGTGTATGTGATATTTCGCAGGTTTTAAGATATAAAGTATCTAAATATTTATCACAATATTCACATACTTTTAATAATTGCTTTGAAAATTATTACAAATACCAGCTGGCGCTTGGAGAAGAATATGTAAAGTATTGGCCATTTACAATTAATTTTAATAATGGAGATGGATATTTAACATTATCTGGTAATGCACAAACACATCAATTTGTTGCAGGAGATGAAGTTTTAGTTGAATATAGTGTTTCAAATCCAATTAATGATGGAGTTTGGACAATTTTAACTGTACCATCTAGTAATTCTATAACAATACCATCAACATTTTTATCTGGTGGATCAGGTGGTAACTTTGTTGGAACAGTTGTTTATGCAAATAAACGTAAGACTTTATTTTCTGGTTTAACTTGGGCATCTGGATATACAGTATTTAACGCTGCAATTCCACACCAAGAATACAATTCTTATACATCTAGTACATATAATATAACTTCTGGATCCATAAATTTGACTTCTGGAGGTACTTCATCAAAGAAGTGGTTAAGCAATATACCAACTGGTAATACATACTCTGTAAGGCCAGAAAATTCAATGTGGTTAAATTTCTATTCAACATCAATGAATATTAATTATGCACTTGAAGTATCTACAAATACTGGAACATTTTATTATCCAAATAATTTATCTTCTTCTGAAATAATGGCTCAAGTTGGATGTGGTCCATTAGATATTATTTCTTTTTCTACAAGTGCAACTTGTTATGATAGAAATCATATAAATAAAAGCGCAACTACAAAATTTGATTGTGATACAACAACTTATACAATTAGACTTGTAGAAGATGCAACTACTAATTCAATAACATCTGGTGGAACAATAATCTGGGGATCTCCAAACTTTTTACCTGCATCTGAAACAATAACATTAATATATGATTCAAGTGATACTGGAAAGTTCACAAATATTGAATTGTATTTTATGGATCGTAAAGGCTCAATTGTACCTTGTAATTTTACATTATTAAGTTCAAGATCAATCAATAAAACATCTGCTCAATATAAATCAATTATAGGTGATTTGAATTCTTCTACTGGTAAGTGGGCATATAATTCAACTGAGGCTGGTACAAATATAATTAACACAACAGAGGTACAAGAGCTAACTGTTTCAACAAATTTTATGACTGTTGAGGCTAGCAATTACTTTAAAGAATTATTTACAAGTAAATTTATTTACATAAAAGAAAATGGTAGTTTATGGCCAGTATTTGTAAGAGATAGTGATTTACCTCTTCCAACAAAGGCTAATAGAAAAAATATAAACAAGGTATTGACTGTTATTTACTCAAATAATAACACTGTGCAAAACTAAAAAAATAAATATGGGATTAGGTATTTGTCAAATTCAATTGGGTAATAAAGGATATTTAGATGTATCTGAAGATGTTGTAGTTCCTATAACATATTCAAGTGCTCCTATTCAAGATATTACTGTAAGATCGTCTGTTTTTTCTAAAACAATTACTTTACCTAATACTCCAAATAACGCAAAATTATTAAGTTTTCTTTTTGATATTAACGTGAAAGATTCAACTTTTAATGTTAATTTAAAAGAACCAGTTATTATAACAAAAAATGGGGTACCTCAGGTTGAAGGTTTTCTTCAATTATTATCTGTAAATAAATCAAGTCCATCTATTGGAATACCAGATGAAATTTTAAGTTATTCAGTTGCTATAAAAGACGATCAAGGTGATTTTTATACTGCTATTGGAGAGGGTTTTATACAAGATCTAGGTAAATTTTCTGGAACAACATATGACCATTATTTAACTTTTAGCAATGTTTTTGGTACAAGTGCTAATACCTGGGAGAATGTGTGGAAATACAAAATGGTTAACAATAACAATAGAAGTTATTTTACTCTTAGAGATTTTAATATTTGTGTATTTGCTAAAACTTATTGGGATGCTATTTTTTCAGAATCTGGATATTCATATGAATGGCCAACAATGTCTGGTACTGGTTTTGATAAACTTTTAATTCCATACAATGGTGACAGACCTATAATTGATATAACAAATTCAAGTTTTAAATCTTCGTTGAGCGCAGATACAACTTATAGCGCAAGTGGATCATTTCCTGGATATGTTGGTAGATTTCCAGTAGTAAGTTCTATACCAGTTGGTTCAATACAAAGTTGGTATTCATTTAACTTAAACACAAATCCACTTCCAATTATATTTGATGATGATTCTACAACTGGGTCAACTGGTTCCTTATTTGATCCAGGTTCTAGATATAATATTGTTAATGGTATTTACACATCTAACATTAATGGATTAACAACATTTAAAACAAGATATCAGTTTAAAATTTGGTTATATAATCCAAATGCTTTTGATTTATTTTTTACTGAAAATGGAACATCAACTCCAGCAGAATGGAACTTGAAATTAAATCATAATATCTCTGGTTTTACATCTGGAAAATTTCAAGGAGTTGTAGGAAACATTTATGATAAAAATCATTATGGAACATATATTAATGCAAGCTCATATGCTTTATTAGATACTTTCACAATTGATGAATTTGAGGGTATTATAGATTTATATAATGGTACTCTAGTGCGCAATTTCATTACAGTTGATTCATTTGAACCGCTTTTATATACAACAGATTCTGGTGGTAATTTAATTTATAATTCTTTTTGGTCAAATGCTAGCACAACAAATCCTATAACACAAAACGCTGAAACACCACAAGTTTTTATACAATTTATAGGTTTACCAAATGGAACTGATCCAAATTATAATATAAACTATTTTAAAAACTCACCATCTACAGATATAAATGATGGCTCTTTAATTGA